CGTGGCCAACTCATCGGTCAGCCAGGTCATCAGTGGCCGCGTCACATCCGCCAAGATTCAAAACCGCATCTCGCAAATCATCGGAAAACCGGTGGCTGCCATCTGGGAACCACGTCCCACGCTGCGGCGGGTTAAGCCAAAGGCAGGGCATGCATCTGCTGGAGCCGCAGCATGACAACCACCAGCATCCCTGTCGGCGCAGTGCGGTGCGCCCTGATATCCGCCATCGTCAAACAGAAGACGGCAGGGCGTGAAATCCAGGGCAAGCCGCTGGCTCGCACCGCAGCCTTCACGAGATACGAGTCGTTCACCTCGGTGTCGTGCCGCAATGCACAACAAGGCCCGCGCCTCCAGCACATTCCAGCAGCCCACTTCGGCCCCGTTAACCGTGGCGACCTGGATCGCCTGGTGCGCAACGTCCATCTGTTCCACGGTGCCGCCGAGGTGCGCAAAACCTGGGGCTGCAGCATGCGTGCCCTGCGCGCGGAAATTGCCACCGGGGCGTTGAGATGAGCGCCACCCTCTACACCGTCGATGGCCTGATGGGCATGACCTTTTGCCCAGGTCGCCAGATGCCCAGCGCCGCCTACCTTTTCGGTGCCCGCGCCGGGTTTAACCGCCACCTGAACAAGGTTCACATACTGTGTCCTTATTTCTGTGGCGCAGCCGAGTTCGATGCCTTCTGGGCGGGTGATGCCGAGGCGCGTGAGGTCATCAAGCTGGAACAAATTGAGGGGGCAGCATGAACACCTGGGACTTTTACGCCCTCTATGCCCAAGCGCAAATGGCGACATTCCTCCATTTGGATATGGGCTGGCTGATGGCCGCTGACGACATCTGGGCTGAATACGGCATGGATGCCGCCATTGTTTTCCTGGTGGGAGCCTGAGCCATGAGCGCGAAAACGCCCACTCTCCCAAGCCACACCCAAAAGACCTGTGAGCTGTTTCGCCTGCTGGCGGGCTATGACCATATAGGCCTTGCGCCGGGTGAGATTGCCAAGGCCCTGCGCGTAGGCGCACCGTGGGTCAGTGTGAACCTGCCCCTGCTGGCTGAACTCGACTTTGTGGAGCGCATTCCCGACACGCCACGCTGGCGGCTGGGGCTCACCATGCTGCGCATTGCCAATACCGCATTCAGTGCCAATGCCGATGCGCAGGACAAGCTCAAACAGCGCGAGCGAAACGCGCGCACCCCTCTTTAAAAACCAATACCTCCAAAGGAAGCCACCATGTCAAAAAAAGCAAGCGCCACCCCAGCCGTCAAAGAAGCCCCACTGGATGAAGTGCAGGTAGCCGCCAATGCAGACGCACGCCAGCAGCTCGATGTGATCACCCTGCAAGACCAGCATGAACTGAGCCTGCTGGCCACACAGCTGGGCTATGAAGGAAGCCTGACGGTGGGCGCGATTGAGGATGAAATCCGCTTTTTTCAGCGCCGCACCGTTGAAGCCATTCTTGAGACTGGTAAGCGTTTGGTGTTGTTAAAGAAAATTTTGCCGCATGGCGAGTTTGAGCCTCGGGTGGAATTGCTTGGTTTCGCCAAGACAACAGCATTCCGATTTATGACGGCTGCTCAAAAAATAAGCAAAAGTTCCAAATTGGAACTTTTGAGCGGTCAAGTCAAAAACTCCAGCGCCTTCCTGGAACTGATAACCCACGACGATGGCGTGATCGACAACCTGGCCGAGATGGACAACTTTGACCGCATGAGTGCCAGCCAGCTGCGCGAAGCGGCCCGCCAGCTCAAAAAAGATGCCGAGTTTGAGGCAGAAAAGCGCGCCCAAGCCGAATCAGCCCGAGACGCTCTAGAGAAAAAGCTGCGCGGCAACCGCCCGGTGACGGTGCCGCTGGATGTTCGGCTTGACCCGATCAAGGCCGAAATCAAGGAACGCCAAGATCTGTTTGAAAAATTACTCGTAGCGCACCACCAGGCCGTCGTAGCGTTGGACAGTTGGCACACCGCCGAGGTCACTTCATCGCCAGATTACGACCCAGAGCGCTATGTTCCACTGCCACCCGAAGCGCAAAACGTGCTGATGGAATTGGTCACAGGCACAGAGCGCACCGCCCACCTGGTGGGCGCACTGCAAGCCAAGATGGACGAGCTGTGGGGCACAGACATTGCCGCCGCCCGCCAGTACCTGATGACTGAGCCTGGCACTGGGGCACAAAGTGAGTGAGCTGGAGGCTGATGCCATGGCACTTGACCCCGAAATCACCGCCTACCTGCGCACCCTGGGCCAGCGGCTGGATGCTGCCCCCAGTGGCTGCACCGCCATGGTGCTTGATGCAGCTGAGTTTTTGCAATGGTCGCCCCAAACCGTGTACCGACAGCTCAAAGCCGCCGTGGGCTGGAGCCCGGTCAACGCCAACGGAAAGCCCCGTAAACCCCGTTCTGACAAAGGAACCACCAGTGTGAATGAGGCTGCACTCACCATGCTCGGTGCCACCCAGCGCGAGGTCGTGCGCGAGAACGGCAAGCAAACCCTGCACACCCCGGCAGCACGCGGCATGCTTGAGCAAAACGGCCTGGCCTTTGGCGTGAGCAATGGGCGGCTCAATACCCTGCTGCGTGAGCGCCGCCTGAACGTTGCCGCCCAGCAAGTCGCCACCCCGGTGCAGGCCCTGCGTGCCCCGCACCCCAACCACACCCATGAGGTAGACCCCAGCCTGTGCCTGGTGTACTACCTGCGCGGCAAGCAATACATCATCCGTGACGACCAGCTCTACAAAAACAAGCTCGACAAACTGGCCGAGGTCAAATTCAAATGCTGGCGTTACGTGCTGTATGACAAGGCCAGCGGCACCCTGGTGCCCTGGTACTGCGAGGCCGCTGGTGAAACACAGCACAACCTGTTTGAGTTTCTGCTGTATGCCTGGGGCCAGCAGCCTGGCCGATTGATCCATGGCGTGCCCCTGTTCATGCTGTGGGACAAGGGCAGCGCCAACCAGGCCGACGCGGTCAAGAACGCACTCACAGCCCTGGGTGTCACCCCACTGACGCACCAGGCTGGCAACGCCCGAGCCAAGGGTGGCGTAGAGAACGGCAACAACATCATTGAAACCCAGTTTGAGAGCCGCCTGCGCTTTGAGCCCGTGGCCGATGTCGCCGCCCTGAACGCCGCAGCCTTTGCTTGGGCCAATGCCTACAACGCCAACCTGATCCCCGGCCAAGACACCCGCCTGCGCCGCGCTGGCCTGGCTGCACCCATTGCCCGTTACGACCTATGGCAGCTCATAGATGCCGCCACACAGTTGCGTGTGTTACCACCGGCCGATGTGTGCCGCGCCATGATGGCGGCCAAGGCCGAAGACCGCAAGGTCAAGCCAGACCTGTCCATCACCTTCAAGCACCCGCAGGCCGAGCGCACAGCGGTCTACATGCTGCGCGGCCTGCCAGGCATCAACGTAGGCGACATCGTGCAAGCCCGCGCCCTGGTGTATGGCGACTGCGCCGTGCAGGTTCAAGTGCCCCGCTACGACGGCGAAATGCTCACCTACCAAGTGGAGCCAGAACGCGCCTTTGATGCATTCGGCCAGCACATGGATGCCGCTGAGATCGGCGCTGAATACAAGCGCACCACCAAGACCGATGCTGAAGCGGTGGCCACCGCCATGGACGCACTGGCCTACCCCGGCATGACGGCTGACGAGGTAGCCGCTGCCCGCCAAAAACGCACCACACCGTTTGAGGGCAAGATCGTTTCACACGGCTACCTGAAGGCTGTGGAACAGCCCACCTACTTGCAGCGCCCAGGCAGCACCATAGAAACCCCGGCACACCTGACCCCCAAGGTAGAGCTGCTGGACGCTACCGCTGCCATGCTGCGCATCGTGAACGCCATTGGCCGCTATCTCACTGCCGAAGAACACGCCTTCTTGTCTGCCCGCTACGCCGACGGTGTGCCAGAAGACCAGGTTGCCACGCTGGTAGCCCAGTTCAGCGCACCGGTTGAGCGTGAACCTATCCGCGCCGTGGGTGGCTTGCGGGCGGTCGGGGGTGGGGTATGAGGCCAACCAAAGTCACACCAGCGCTGGTTCGGTCGTTGTTCAAGCTGAGCAGCCATGCCACCAATGCGCAAATTTCGGCTGATCTTGGCCTGGGTGTCAGCACCCTCAAGGCTGTGCGATCTGGCAAATATGCACTGGACAAAGACAGTTTGTGCGCCTGGCATCAAACCTTCGGCAAGGAAAAGGCCCAAGAGGGCGGCTTAAAACCAGCCAAAAACTCCCGAACGGCTCGGGCCGCTACATCGGCCTTACCAAAGGCCTCCAAGACCGCCATGGCCCCGTTTTCAAGCGCCCCCAAAAAGTTGGCCCCAGAGGTCTCGAACACCCCTGGAGCCGTTCCCAAAGTCCCAACCACTGAAACAGAGGAAGAAACCATGTTACTCCGACACCTTCGCTTCACCGCCAAAGCCTGCGAACACTTCAGGATCGTGCGCGACCCCTTCATTGATGAGCTGCAAAGCGCCGAAGATGTGTTCATCACCGACGGCATCCGCGAGGTGCGTGCCGCCCTGCGCCAAACCGCCAAATACGGCGGCATGCTGGCGGTGGTGGGCGAGGTGGGCAGCGGAAAAAGCATCTTGCGCCGCGACCTGCACGAGTGGATCAACCGCGACGGCGAGTCCATCATCGTGGTGGAACCCTATGTCACCAACATGGAAGACAGCGACGTGCGCGGCAAAAACCTGCGTGCCAAAGACATTGAGGGCACCGTCATCCGCGCCCTTGACCCCAATGCCCGCCTGGCCGCCAATACCCAAGACCGCACACTGCAAATGCACAAGCTGCTCAAGGCCAGCGCCAAGCTGGGGCAAAAGCATGTGATCGTGATCGAGGAGGCGCACGCCCTGTCTATCCCCACGCTCAAGCACCTCAAGCGCCTCTATGAGCTTGACGACGGTTTCCGCCGCCTGCTGGGCATCATCCTGATCGGGCAGACCGAGCTGGAGGGCAAGCTGTCCGAGCGCAACGCCGATGTGCGCGAGATGGTAGGCCGCTGCGCCGTGGTGCATGTGAGCGCACTGGACAACCACGTAGCCGCCTACTTGCGCCACAAGTTTGAGCGTGTGGGGCTGGATGCCAATGCCCTGATCACCCCTGATGCCATTGAAGAGATCACCGCCCGCCTGCGCCACACCGTGACCGAGACATGGGGCGGCAAGCGCACGCAGCGTGAGCAAAGCCTGTGCTACCCCCTGGCCATCAACAACCTGGTTACCCGCGCCATGAATGAGGCCGTGAAGATCGGCGCACCCAAGGTGACGGGTGGTCTGATTGCTGCGGCTGTGAAGGGGCAGTGACCCATGAAAACCAATCAAACCATTCGCAGTTTCCGTTCGCAAGTTACCCGGCGTTGCCATCCCATGTTCATGCGGGATGCTGGTGGCAAATGGGTTCGGTTGCTCTCGTTTACTGATTACAAGCCGTGCGCCCATGGTGGTGAACCTCGCAATTTTTTGAAGATGCTGACACATACCCGTCATCCGCTTGGATGCCACGTGCCAAAAAACTCCGCAAAGTTTTACGCCGAAAAAATCATTCCTGCTCTTCAGCCGGGTGTGTGGACGGAGGTCGTTATCAAATGAAAACCTACCGCATCACCATCACCCTGCCAGACGGCACCCAAGACGGTGGCCTGGGCATCTACAGCGACGGATTCAACGCCGTGATCGACGCAATGACGAATTTCCCAAACGCCAAACGCATCAGCGCCCGGAGGATGCCATGACCACCAAACACACCCGCTGCCAGCAGCTTGGCGTTTGCCAAGGCCTTGGCCCTGACAGATGCCCGGACTGCGACGGCTGGGAATGCGAAGTCCCATGCGCCGAACCGCCTGCACCCACCCGGCCAGTGGCTCAGTACCCATTCGCACCCGGAGTGATAGAGGGCGCACCCCAGGGCCGCTACATCGCACCGGCTGACGATTGGTTCCCCTTGAGCCCGGCTGATGCGGCCAAGCTCATCGCCGTGCTGGCCGCGCTGTCGTTCCTGGCAGGCTACCTGGTGGAGGTGTGCAAATGACCGCTACCACCGCCAGCCTTGGCGACCGCTGCTGACTGCCCCAATTTCAACCACCCAAAGGACTCACCATGACTGACACCCCAAACACCATCCCACCAGGCTACTGGCTCAACGGCCAGGGCAATCTGATACCTGATGCCAAGGTAAAAACAATTGACAAGCTGCAAGATGAGCTTGTGCGCAACCTGGCCGCACGTGCTATCGCTCAATCGGAGGCCCTTGAGAAATTCAAGCGCGAATCCATGGCTGAAGTCCTGGCGTTTATCGAGATCAGCCAGTCTGAATACGGCGTGGCGCGTGGGCGAGACAAAGGCAATGTCACCCTGAGCACGTATGACATGTCGCTGAGAGTCATCCGGTCAATGCAAGACAAGATCGCCTTTGGCCCATCTCTTCTTGCCGCAAAAGCGCTGATCGACGAATGCGCCCAAGAGTGGTCTGTGGATGCCAATGACAACGTCAAGGTCGTCATCCAGCATGCCTTCCAAACAGATCGTGAAGGCAAGATCAATATTGCCAATGTGCTGGCCCTGAAGAACTACGAAATCAAAGATGAAAAATGGCTTCGTGCCATGAAAGCCATTGACGATTCAATCAAGACGGTGGGTACCACGCCCTATATCCGCTTTCACAAACGCAACGAAAAGACTCTGAAATACGAGGCCATCGTTCTTGACCTGGCGGCGCTGTGATCATGAGCATCAACATCGCAACCCACAAGGGCAAGCCCACGATCCGCGCGTCTGGCGAAGATGCGCAGACCCTGATTGACAACCTGGGTAAAACAGTCGTCAAGTCAAAGCCATTCAATCACGCGAAGACGAGCAAAGAACAAGCTTTTGAAAATGCGGCGCTTGACCTATTTAGTACCGATAGAAAAGCAGCGCTATCGCTGGCAACTGGTGTATTGGTAGGCATGGTCACAGCCCTGGCAAGAGGGAAAGGCCACGACCCCGATGCCCAAATCGTGCTTGACGGTGGAGCCGACCGCGACATCATCATTGGCGCAAAAAAGACGGGCGGGGCAGGATGAGCACCACAGACGTAAAACCCCGCCCCGTCAAGCTCCAGGTCAACACCACAGGTGCATGGCGGCACGTGATGGACTTTGACTGCGCCGACAGTGGTCGCGTTTTGCCTGCGGCTGCTGATCTGTTTTCGCTGATCACGTGCACGCTGCGTGTGATCATGCCAGGTGATACCGCGCCATTGATGTACTGGACACCCGAGCGCGGCTGGGTCGAATGGGCCGAGAGGTAATCATGGCCACCAAACCCGCCACCCGTCAATCCAAACTCGCCGCCATCCACATGGCGCAAAAAGCGCTGGGCATGGATGACTGCGATGCCATGGCCCTGAAGTGCAACGTCATCGGCAAATCAAGCTGTGGCGACATGACTGACCAGCAGTTGAGCAAGTACCTGGCGCACCTCAGCGGCCTGCAAAAAAAGCAAGCGCCTGCGGGTGGCCACAAGCCAGCCCACGCCCACCAGCGCCCAGCCCTGCACCGCAGCATTGACGACGAGCAGGATGCCCGCTGGCACAAGGCCCGCTGCCTGTGGGCGGCGCTGGCAAAGGCCGGTGTGGTGCGCCTGGACAGCGACGACGCACTGTCTGCCTGGGTCAAGCGCCAGGCCAAGGTAGACAGCTGGCGTTTTCTGAACACCCACCAGATCAACAACCTGGTCATTGAGCCGCTGAAGAAATGGTGCGTGCAAAAAGACGTGCCCATTGATCCATCGCTATAGGAGAGCATGACCGTGACCACTGACAACAGCATGGCCGAGCGGCCCGATCTGTGCGACCTGACCGCAGACGACATTGCACCACTTGAGCGCCTGTTTGACCCGCTCACCCCCGACACCTGGCGCGACTTTGCCCGCAGCCTGTATCTGACGCTGCGCACCCGGTTTGCAGGGCAGCAGCCAGACGCAGACATGGCTGACCTGGCCATGCTGTTGACCAAGGGCATCGCCACTGACATCGGCGGCACGCAGCCCTACATCCCCGTTGGCAGCCAGTTGATGTCGTCCGCCAAGGCACGCAAGGTGATTGAGCTGTGCAACCAAGGCAAGAGCTACGCAGAGGTGGCGCGCCTGGTGGGCGACATCACCGAGCCCCGCGTGCGCCAGATTGAGCGCGCCTGGCGGCAAGAGCAGCGCGCCCTGCGCCAAGGCACGCTAGACCTGTAAATTTCAGACCCCCTCGCCCGCACGCGAGGACAGTCAAAAATAACTGATGCGCATCAGTTAGCACCAAAGAGGCCCGCCGCAGAAACTTGCGGCCATGGCACACACACTACCCTCACTCACCGCAGCCAAACCGCTGCAAATCTTCAAGCCCGGACGGCACACCGCCATGAGCGGGCAAGCCTTGAGCTTCACCGCGTCCGATCTGGCTGCCACCTGCGCAGCCTACGACCCGGCCAAGCACGAGGCCCCGCTGGTGGTAGGCCACCCCGCGCACGACCTGCCCGCCTATGGCTGGGTCAAATCCCTGGCGTTCTCAGAGGGCGGCATTGATGCCACCCCGGCCCAGGTCAACAACGACTTTGCCGACATGGTGGCCGCAGGTGCATTCAAGAAGATCAGCGCCAGTTTTTATTCGCCCAACTCACCCAGCAACCCGGTGCCAGGCGTGTACTACCTGCGCCACGTGGGCTTTCTGGGTGCGCAACCGCCCGCCGTCAAGGGCCTGCGCAGCCCCAGCTTTGCGGATGCCGAAGAGGGTGTGCTGACGTTTTCAGAGTGGGACGACGTGGACAACGCCAGCCTGTGGCGCAACTTGCGTGAGTGGTTCATCGGCAAGTTCGGCCAGGCCGAGGCTGACACGGTGATCCCGTCCTACAAGGTGCAAAGCCTCGAAATTGCAGCACAAGACGAAGTGCGCGAAGCCGCTGCCGAGGCTGCTGCCAGCGGCCAGGCTGATGCTGCCACCAATCCACCCCCCATGTTTACCGAACCCCAACCACAGGAGCCCTCCGTGAACCCAGAAGAGAAAGCCGCCCTTGAGGCTGAAAACAAGGCGCTGCGCGCCCAGCTGGCCGCTACCAGCGCAGCGCAAGTGCATGCCACCCATGTGGCGTTTTGCGAGGGCGTTGCAGGCTTGCCAACCGAGCACCGCAAGACGTTCGCAGCCGTGCTCGACCACCTGGCAGCTCAGCCAGAGGTGGTGCAGTTTGGGGAGGGTGATGCCCGCGCACCGCTAGCTGACCAGCTCAAGGCCTCATTGCAGGCGCTACCGCCCCTGGTGGTGTTTGGTGAGATTGCTACATCAGCCAACGCCACTGTAGCAAAACCAGAAGACAACCCGCTGCTGGTGGACGCTGAAAAGCGTCATGCCAAGTAAATCAATTTCAACCACGGTCTATAGAAAGAAACCATCATGCCCAATAAAACTCTTGCCGCCCCGCTGACTGACCTGGTGTTGTATGAGGTGGCACCCATTTTGTGCCGGGATACCGTAACCCTGGGCGCTGGCAGTCAGGCGCAGCCTGGCACGGTGCTGGCAAAAAACGCAGCAGGAACCTATAACCCGGTGGACTTTGCCGGGGCCAATGGTGCTGAGCTGGCTGTGGCGGTATCTGTTGCCCAGGTAGATGCCACTCTGGGAGCCAAAAAGTGCACTGTGATCAGCCGTTTCTGCGTGCTTGATGTCGCAGGCCTGCTGTGGCCTGCTGGTGCAACCGAGCCGCAAAAAGCGGCTGCTATTGATCGTCTCACAGCGCTTGGCATTGTGACCAAAGTAGCCCAGTAAGCCGATTCACCCTAACCCTCTATTGATTGGATCAAAAAAATGAATCTTGCAGACCTCTTTACCGTTGCGAGCCTGACCGCCTCTGCCAACAAACTTCCCCCCATGCCGACAAAGCTGGGCGCTTCCGGCCTCTTTTCAGAAAAAGGCATTGCAACGACCTTTGTGACGGTGGATGAGCAAAACGGACGTTTGATCCTTGTGCCCAACACATCGCGCAATGACGACCCGGTGCCCATGAAAAATGGCGGCCGCACCCGCCGCGTGTTTGAAGCCGCCCACTTGCCCGTGACCCGCACGATCATGGCAAACGACTTGCAAAACATTGCCGCATTTGGTCAAGATGGGGTTTTGCAGTCGCAAGCCCAAGTGATCAACGACAAGCTGCAGGAGATGATCAACAGCGTGGAAGCCACGCGCGAATGGCAGCGTATGGGCGCTGTCAGTGGCAAGATTTTGGATGCTGATGGCTCTGTGCTGTTTGACCTGTTTGATGAATTTGGCGTGACCAAGAAAACCACGCCAGTGCCTTTGAGTGCGGCGGGTACAAAGGTCATGAAGTACTGCCTGGATGCCAAGCGTTGGGCAGAAACAAAACTGGGCGGCGTGATGGTGACGGGTTTTCGGTCTTATTGCGACTCTGTTTTCTTTGACGCGTTCACCAGCCACCCTACCGTCCAGGCGGCATTTGCAAACTACCAAGCGGCCCAAGACCGCCTTGGCGGTGACATGCGCAGTGGTTTCACGTTTGGCGGCATTGAGTTCATTGAATACGAGATCACCGTCAGCGGGCAGAAATTTATTCCCGAAGGTACTGCCAAGGTGTTCCCGGTTGCACCGGGTGTATTCAGCATGACCAATTCACCGGCCAATTACAACGAAACGGTCAACACTCTCGGCCTGCCGTTTTACGCAAAGTCAGAAGCGCGCAAGATGGGCAAAGGCTGGGATCTGGAGGTACAGGCCAACCCCCTGGCCATGTGCTTGTACCCAGAGTCCTTGGTAGAGATGACCGCAGCCTGACCCATGGTCTACGCCACCATTGCCGACTTGCTGCAGGCCGCTACCGGCGGCTGGGACGAACTGGCCCAGCGTGCCGCGATGAATGCGCTGGTAGACGGCCAGCTGATGCAGGCCACGGTAGAGGGCACAGAGCGCACAGCCTGGACTGCGCCCGCCGTAGAGGCCGCAGATGCTGCCCTGCTGCGCATCAATGATGCGCTGGCCCGTGCCAGTGCCCATGCGGACACCTACATGTTCCCCCGCTACCGCACGGTCATGCCCTTGGCTGCAGAGCTGGTGGCGGGCTCAAGCCTGCCAGCCGCCGTGGCCGCCATCGCGCTCAAACGCTTGTATGGCCACCTGGTGCCCGAAGAGGTGCGCAACGGCACCAAATGGGCAGACGACTACCTGCGCGACCTGAGCAAGGGCGTGGTCAGCCTGGGCGGGTTGGATGCCACGGTGGCGCAGCCCGCAGGGCACATGGTGAGCCGTGCCCAGGCCAAGGCGTTTGACTGGGGTTGCTACTGATGTTGGACAACCTGCTGGCCCTGGAGCCCGAGCTGATGGAGCGCCTGCGCACTGAGCTGACTGGCATTACACCTGCGGTGCACGTGCTCAGCGCCGACGACCTGGCGGGTGTGAAAGAAGAGCAGCAGCTGGTGCCCGCCGTGCACGTGGTGTACCAGAACTACCGGGTGACCGAGACCCGCCACGATGGCAAGGCTGCTCGCATCAAGCAAACCTGGCTGGCGGTGGTGGTGACCCGCAACGTGGCCAACCTGAAGTCTGCCGACGCAGCGCGCAAACAGGCGGGCCTGCTTGCTGGCCAGGTGACCAAGGCACTGATGGGCTTCAAGGCGGCGAGTGCATCAGGCCCCCTGAAGCTGGCCAGTGGCCCCGGCGCTGGCTTTAACAAGGGCTTTGGCTATTTGCCACTGGCGTTTGAAGTGGAACTGGCCCTGGTTCCGTAATTTTTTAACCCTGAAGGACTTGAAATGACTGATACCGTTTACTACCCCTACCTGGGCGTTGGCAAGCTTTACGCCCGCATTGCCGGTGCCGCCGCTGGCCTGATGGACATTGGCGACGTGTCCAAGCTTGACCTGGCCGTCAAAGAAGACAAAAAGAAGCAGATGGACAGCAGCAAGATCGGCGGCGGTGTGCGTGTCACGGCCAGCCGCATCACCGAGGTCACCCTGGGCATGACGCTCAACGACCTGAACAAAACCAACGTGGCCCGCGCCGTGTTTGGCTCTGAGGCAGCTGTGGCTGGTGCCACCGTGGCGGATGAGGCAGTCACCGCCTACAAGAGCGCATTGGCCCCACTGGCGCACATCAACCCCACAGCAGTGACGGTGACCAATGATGCCGCTACCACCACGTATGCGGCAGGCACGGATTACGAAGTGCGCCCAGGCGGCATCTACATCCTGAGCACCGGGGCCATCACGGACGGCCAGGCGCTCAAGGTGGACTACACCCACGCCGCCTATGACAAGGTGGAAGCCATGACCACCGGGGCCATCACGCTGGAGCTGCATTTTGAGGGCTTGAACGAAGCCAACAGCGGCAAGCCGGTGATTGTGGACATCTACCGCGCCCAGCTCAGCCCTACCAAGGCACTGAGCCTGCTGGGTGACAAGTTTGCCGATCTGGCGGTAGATGCCGAGGTGCTGATTGACTCCAGCAAGGTGGGTGAGGGAATCAGCAAGTATTTCAGGGTGAAGATGGCCTGATAAGGACATTGCGGAACACGGGCCGCCCGCTGCACCAGTGGCGCGCGGCCCGTCGCATGACTGAACTTACCAAACAACCATGGCAATCAAACCCGTCGAACTCATCATCAGGGCCAAGGATGAGGCCAGCTCAATACTGGGTGGGCTGCATACCAAGTTAACCGCCGTGGCCACAGCCGTGGCGGGTTACTTCGGCTTATCTTTTGGATCGAGTGCATTAAAGGAAGTTGCCGCCCTGGCCGATGGCTTCAACAACCTGCAGGCGCGCATCAAGCTTGTCACTGGCGAGGGAAATGTTTTCACCAGCTCATTTGAGCGTGTGAGTGAAATCGCCCTGCGCACCAGCAGCGCCCTTGAAAGCACCGGAGGCCTGTTTGCCAAGCTGGCAGAAGCTGGTAAAAGCGCAGGCCTTGGCACTCAAGCAGCCATTGACCAGGCTTTGGCACTTACAACAACCGTCAACCAGGCCGTGCAGCTCAGCGGGGCCAGTGCCCAGGCCAGTGATGCAGCCATTACCCAACTGATTCAAGGTCTGCAAGGCGGTGTGCTGCGCGGCGATGAATTCAACAGCGTGATGGAGCAAAGCCCCCGCCTGGCCAAAGCTCTTGCAGACGGCCTGGGTACCACCACGGGCGAGCTGCGCAAAATGGCCGAAGCTGGGCAGCTCAGCAGCGATGTTGTCATCAAAGCCCTGAAATCTCAGGCTGACACTGTGGCGGGCGAATTCAGCAAACTCCCACCAACGGTAGGCCGGGCGTTACAAAACCTCAGCACCAGCTGGACGCTCTACGTGGGTGAAGCAGATAAAGCCACTGGAGCAAGCAAAGCAGCGGCTACTGTCATTGATGGTTTGGCTAAAAACCTGAGCACCATTGCCAATTACTTGATGGATGCCGGACAGGCCGCCACAGCTTTTGCCGCGCTTAGGCTTGCCCAGCACTTCACTGGCATTGCCACCGCAGCCACCAGCAGCGCCACCGCCGTGGCCGCCAACACCGCAGCCATGACCGCAGCGGGTGCAGCAGGAAGCACTGCTGCGGTGAACGTGGGCCGCTTTGCCTCCGTACTAAGTGGTCTGAAAACATTTACCCTGCTCGGGTTGATCACCAATTTCCATGACATTGGCACAGCCATTGGCGAAGGTGCGGCCAAGCTCATGGGCTATAAAGATCGTACCGAAGAGCTGGCCAGAGCGGAAAAAGTGGCGGCGCAGCAAGCGGCTGATACCGTCGAGCAACGCAAGCGCATGGCTCAGGCCACGCAAGATGCCATCAATGCTAACTACGGTCTCAGCAAGGCCGCCAATGCCAGCATTGCCGAATTTGACAAGCAAACTGCAGCCGGCAAAACCGCCGCCGCGGCCGTGGCTGGCATAGGCAAAGACTTCAACCTGTCAACCATTCCCGGTATCAAAGACGCTGCCAGCGTGCTAGATAAATTGGCCGCAGATGGCAAAATTACTGCCACCGAGTTTCAGGCGGCATGGGCTGAAGCCCTCAAGGGGCAAGATTTGGCCGTGTTCGAGGTCAAGTTTCGCACTGCCATGCTGCAAGCCAAGGATGAGGCCAACAAGGCAGCAGACGCATTGCAAGCCGCCCTTGCACGCGGCGTGAGTGGCAAGGAACTTGAAGTCTTTGAGAAAGCCGCCCGCGTGGCCTTGGCTGCTACAGGCCACGATGCCGAGCGCCTGGGGCAGGTACTGGATGCCAGCTTGCGTGAGAGCATTCGCCGCACTGGCCTGGACTTTGATGTGATCAGCGGCGGCATGGGCAAAGCCAGCGCAAGCGCCATCAACGACACCGAGGCCATGATCAAAGGTCTTGACAGGCTCAAGGCCATGGGTGTGGACACCAGTCAGGCCCTGGTGGCCAGCATTGGCAAGGGCATTGATACAGCCCAGAGCCAAAAAGCCATTGAGGCCGTCAAGCTGCAAATCGAGGCTGTGCGCAAGGTGTTGGGTGACAAGGTGGCTGATGGGTTGCTTGAACAGGCAAAGCAAAAAGCCAATGAACTCAGCGATGCGCTGGACAGGGCCAAGCCAGGTATCAACAGCTTGCGTGAGGCCATGCATGAACTCGGACTCAAGTCGCGCGACGAATTGCAGGCTACAGCCCAAAAGGCCGAAGAGGCCTATGGCGTGATCAAGGCCAAAGGGCAAGAAGAGGGTGAATCGTATGTAGCCTGGCAGCTGCGCAAGCAGCAGGCCGCGCAGGTCATGCTTGAGCGCTTGATTGCAGCCAATGGAGGCCTGGCCGATGAGACCATCAAAACCAGAGCAGCGATGGAAGGCCTGCAGATAGCCACTGACAGCACGGGAAAAGCCATCGTCAGCGCGATGGACAGCGGCAAACAAGCCACAGACGGGTTTACTGGCAGCGTGCACAGTGCCACCAGCGCCCTTGAGCGTCAAAACGCTGCCCTGGAGCGCACCATCAGCGCCCAAGAAAAAGCCAACCAGCTCAAGGAACGCGCCAACGCCCTGGAGCGTGAGCGCCTGAATATTGACAAAGAAGGCTTCTCAATCGACCCCGTCACCAAACAGCGCGTGAACATGGGAGAAAGCCAAGCCAGCGCAAACCAGCGGGTTGCGCAGCGCTACGGCGACAGCATGGTCGGCAATGCCGATGCCATAGCCGCCACGGAACTGGCTCGCAAAATCAACGAGGCCAGAGGTAACCCCATGGGCGTTACACCTGGCGCAAACGCCGAAATAACGGGCATGCTTGCAGAGCTTAGACGGCTTGAGTCTGTCATTCAAGCTGCAAAAAACAAGTCTGACACCCAGCAGAACCAAAACAACAGCACCCAGCCCAGCGCCAAGACCTACACCGTCAACATCCCCAACTACGGAACATTTAACGCAGCCAGTCCCAGCGATGCCCAAAACGCCGCCAGTCTGATTGCGCAAATTGCCCGCGCCAAACTGAGCGCCTGACACCATGGCCATCACCCTGACCTATACCCCAAGCGGCATCACGCTGACCCTGCCACCTCACCTCAACTGGGTGAATGAATACGGCTGGAGCCCCGTGCAGCAGAGCGCGGACTACACCACGACAGGGGCGCTGTTGATCGAAGAGGCCAGCAAGCAGTCTGGCCGCCCCATCACGCTTGAAGGCATCGCAGACTATACCTGGTGCACCCGCGCCAATGTTGAACAACTGCACGCCTGGTCGCAAATCCCAGGCATACAGCTCACGCTCACGATCCGTGGTGTGGCCCGCACCGTGACCTTTGACCATGAGCACGGCGCGGTGCAAGGCCTGCCCCTGTGGTTTTGCAACGATGACTCGATTGCCAGCGACGACTGGTACGTCCCCACCCTCAGATTCCTGGAGCTCTAACCCGCCATGCCAATCCGCACCCAAGACATCAAGCTGCTCAAATCGTCCGTCATGGCCGACACCGCCAACGGCGGTGGGCAGATGACTGGCACCCAAGTCATTGACGGCCTGAGCAACAACCTTTTCCCGAACACCAGCTCGGCAGACCGGGCATTCGGCAGAGTCGCCGCGCGCAAGGTATTTGGCGTGGCGCAAACCACCGACACCGACACCTTCATGGGCGCGCACGCCATCATCACCAGCGCCCCTGCAGACCCGCTGGTGCACTGCGCGCTGATCAAGACAAGCGGCTGGGCCGATGAGCGAACTGCGGCCAAAGATGCCATTGAGCGCTATGTCGTCAAAGGGCCAAAAGCGTCCGTACGCATCTACGACACCCACTACGCTGGCAGCATGCAGCTGCGGCTGATTTCATTCTCATCGGCACCCACCTTCCCCGCAGGTGGCGATGCCATCGTGATCCGACAACCCAATGGCTCAGAGCAATGCGTGCGCGTGTTGCGTACAGCCACAGCCATCCAGCAAGTCGCCGTCAACGAGGCCAACAGCGTGCAGGTGTTCTCGGCCACGGTATGCACCTGTGAGCTGGGCCAGGCGCTCAGCATGGATGTGTCCGGCCCGCCCGCTGCACGCGTCTTTAACGCCAACGGCATCGGGCCAGAGACTGACTACGCCATGCTGTACACCACCTCACTGGCCGCAGGCGCACGGTTTTACGGCATCAAGCCGCTTGGGGCTGCCGGGGCGGTGGGTGACGTATCAGTCACCACCGCAGGCGGCATCTACACCCCCGTGGTGCCAGCCGCGACGGTGGAGACACCCATCATTGACCAGTACCCACTGCAAGGCCGCAGCGCGGTGATACCGTCGGCCATTGCCTCGGTGACGCTGCCCGCCGTGTCAAAGGAGATCAGCCCCGGCGCAGTAGTGCTGCTGCCCACAGCCATCGAGCCAAAATCACTGAGCATGACCCACGGGTCAACCGCATTCACGGACACCGGTGTTGCGCTGTACCAGGGTGCCACAAAGGTGGCTGACATCGTCTACAGCACCGGGCGCATCACCTTTGTGTCTGATTGCCCGGTCTATGGCACGGCCAACCTGGCCATCGCCTACAAGCCAGCCTCTCAAGTGCCTGCCATGACCCACAGCAGGGCCTTTGCCATCACGTCGGCCAATCAAGGCCTGTCGTTTGTGGATGTGATTGAGCCCCTGCCAGCGCCCGGCAGTGTGACGATCAGCTACATGGCGCAAGAGCGCTGGTATGAAATTTCTGACAACGCCAATGGCAAGCTTGACAGTGTGGGCTATGGCTCTGGCCCCATCAACTACGCTACCGGCTCCTGGGCGGTCACACTGGCCGCCATCCCTGACGTGGGCAGCCAAGTACTGGTGCAGTGGGGTGACAAGCAAAGCGCCCAAACCCCCGCCACCTTGCCACCCAAGGTGGGCGCAGATTTGGTGCTGCCCTACAACACGCTGGCCGGGGGCATTACTCTCAGCTGGTCAAAGGACACAACCCACTACACGGCAACGACCGATGCCACCGGGGCGCTGTCTGGTGATGCGACGGGGCAGTTTGCCTACGGAAATCTGCAGTTTTATCCAAGCGTTTTTCCGGATGGCAATATCACGGCCAACTACGCAGTAGCTGCCAATACCGGGTACACCGTCACAGGCAGCAATCACGCTTACCACTTGACCGCAGGCTTGCCGATCAAGCCGGGGTCTGTGGACTGCACCATTGGGGTGTCTTTCCCGAGCGGGGCGATGTACGCCGTGACCACCATGCCGGTGATCGACATCAACGGCACGCTGTACGCGTACTACGGCCCGCACAGCGCTGACAACCGATACCCGGTGGGCTCAATCAACTACGCCACGGGCGATGTGGCTTTCAGCACAGGCGTATCAATCAACGGCACCGTCAGCACCCTGATGACGGCTCACCCTGCCACCGGGCCGCAGTATGACTACCTGCGCACAGAGGCACGGGTGCTTGATGTGGCTATCGGTGATGCTTCTGGATTCAGCTACACCTACGGTGCCGACACGCCCACATCGCTTGTGATTGCATCGCCCACCTGGGCACTCACGGTGCCAACCGCAGGCAAATCCCTGGTGCAAAAGTCCGTGGCGTTCATGCTTGGTGGAGAGGTTTACACCTCCACTGGGGCCGTACTGCAAAAGGGCTGGGATGCGGCCACTGGCGCGCCGGGTGTCGCCAATGCGGGATCTGTGGCAGCAAACGGAAAGATCAGCATCACCGCACTGCCTGCCAGCCTTGCAAACGGTGTCACGTGGGTCAATGCTGCGCTGGACTCTGCTTCGCACCTGATCCAGAGCGGCGTATTTCGCACCGCCAGCGCGCCGCTTAAAACAGGCGTTTTCCAGCTGCAGCAAGACAGCCTTGTGGGCAGTGGCAATGACGCTGGCACGATCTCTGGCGGATTCAGCGGCTCGGTCGATTACGTGCGCGGCCTTGTCGTCTGGGCCGCATCCACCAACAGCATCAACCCGGATTCGCTCAGCTACAACGCCGTGTTTTTGCAATACCTGCCGCTGGATGCATCGCTGCTCGGTCTGGACACCGCTCGCCTGCCGCTGGATGGCAATGTGCCCATCTACCGCAGCGGCGAGCTGGTGGTGGTGCACAACACCCAGTCCTACAACCTACCCAACCCGTTGGTCAAAGACACCGTGTACAACCTGGGCCGCGTGCGCCTGGCCAGCGTGCGGGTCAAGGACGCGACTGGTGTCACCGTGCCCGACACGTTGTACACCGCAGCGCTTGACCCCGGCACCTGGCTTGTGCCCGCAGCCAGCGACATCACAGCCTACCCGCAGCCATGGACGGTAGAGCACCGCATTGAGGACATGCTGCTGTGTACCGTGGTCGACATCAGCGGCAAGCTCACCTTTGCCAGCCGCTTGACGCACGTCTACCCGGCGGGCACATCGTTTGTGTCAAGCGTACTGTTTTTCGGTGACCTGGCTGCCCGCGTTTACAACGTGTTTGACCAGGCCACCTGGACAAATGTCTGGTCTGATGCGCTGATCGGCTCGGGCACCATTGCCCAGATCAACACCACGCAATACCCCATCACCGTCACCAACGGCGGGGCCATCAAAGAGCGCTGGCTGATCCTGTTTACTGCCACCACCGCTTTCCGCGTGATTGGCGAGACGGTGGGCGAGATTGCCACCGGCAGCACGGCGCTGGACTGCAGCCCCCTGAACCCCGCCACCGGCGCACCGTATTTCACCATCCCTGCCTTGGCCTGGGGCGCTGGCTGGTCAGCTGGTTACTGCCTGCGCTATGAAACCGATACCTGCGGATCGCCTTTTTGGGTCATCCGCACCGTGCTGCAAGGCCCCGCATCGGTTGAGAGTGATCAGTTCACATTGGCCTTTCGGGGCGACGTTAACCCCCCTTAATTTTCCAGGAGATTTAAGACATGACAGATACATCGGTTAAGCATTTTCATAGCGCCATGGTCGGCGCGCCAGTGTTAAACGGCGTTGCGGGCTCGTTGGTCGCACTGCTCAACGCCTGTTTGATCACGGGCTTTGATCTCAAGTCAGCGACATCACTTGTGGTGGCAGGTGGCGTGGCCACGCTGTCATTTTCAGGGACTCACAGCGCCACGGTGGACAGCGTGATCCTTGTAGATGGCAGCGCCATTGCCGCACTCAACGGCGAGCAAAAGGTAACCGTTATCGGCGCAGGTGTTGTCAAATTCGCCACTGCCGCACCAGACGGTACCGCCACCGGCACGATCACTTTCAAGATGGCCCCGGCAGGCT